TTTAAGCGTTGGAATACGCTTACGTTTAAAATTTTTAGTAAGAAGAACACTATCAGAAAATCTATACGGAATAAAATACTTTTTATCTTCGCTCAGTCGTCCTTTAAAGACTCCAAGTTTTGCACCATTCCATGTAACGTGTCCTGTATTACTAACTTGAACTCTGGCCATTTCACCGCCAGGCATTTTTACAGTCCTAGAAATTGTCTTTAAACCCGAAGGAGTATTCACTGGTTTCATTTGCTGTACTTTCATTTCAAAAACCTCGTTTAGTTAAAGCTACTTGACAAGATGGTCGTAATGATTGTTTATTAGAAACAAGACATGAGATAATTTGAGTCATAATATCGGGATCATCTTTCTGCAATTTTAAATGATGGCAGAATTTTATGACATCTGGAGTGCAACTGAGTTTCTCTTTAAATGTTTGAGCAGTTGCAGGAACAGAAGTTAATGCCATAAACAGTATTATACATATTCGCACTATTTTTCTTTCTAATTAAAGAAATAGGGAAGAAATTACTCCCTTCCCCATCGCTTTAAGAAGTTCTGTTTCTAGGTTCCTTAAAACCCAAGTAACTCATGCCGCGAGGGCATAGTCCCTATTGTTGTCGTTATCTGCGACAGTTATTTTGACCACTTGGTCAGCGAATCAGACTACTTTTGCGTCTCTATTCCAGTCGATCCTATGTCGCCCCCATAGTAGATAAACTTTTGGTGGAGGCGCCGGGTACTGCCCCCGGGTCCCGAAAACATCAACAAACAAATATCAACATCTGATCCTATATTTATAACATTAATCTTGCGGCATGTCAACCAATTTAGGCTGAATAATATCAGAATATACCATTTTACTGTCAATAGTTCCCTCGGTACATGTAGCAACTGGACATGCCATTTGCCCTTTTACTGAACCATTATCCCCGATATTCTTAATAAAACCGGTTCCACGGCAAGAAGGACATGCAACCCATTGACTCTCTGGAAGAGGTTCCAGCTTGAAGGTTCTCGTCTTAATAGGAATTGATCCTTGTCTTGGAAGTATCTTTTTAGCTTTTTTCATTGGTGTTCCTTATGCTGGCGGATAATATATGTCAGGAGTGAGAAAATTCTTGATATATTTAGCAGCAGGTTCTATGTCCGAAAAAATAACATGACTGTGATAATCAATCCATGGTGAGATTGTCTTTTCACTGCTAACAACTACTACCAGTTTACCACGTTCAAACGCATAGATGATTTCCATCGTAGAACCGGTCATTTTAGATCCTGCTGCCGGCTGATTATACCATACTAACAAGGCATCTGATGCTGCAATTTCTGCTTTATCTAGCGTGACAATCTGTTTAGCAGCTTCAGTTCTTCCTGCTGCTGGAATATTAAACATTCGTTTACAGGGATTAAAACACTGAAGTGGATGAAGCAGTTTTTTTGCGTATATTCTCCACTCCCACATTTCATCATGGGTACATCCGTCGATAGGGCCGGCAAGATATACTGCGCTCATTTTATAATCCTATATACAGCAATACCGTTGTTTCATTACCTCGGTATTGGAGTCCTGCAGGTTTAGTTTTCAGGGAATCCATGAGTTTGTTCTTTGCAACTTTTCCGCCTTTTAAAACCAATGAAAGTGTTTCATCAATTTTACTTTCACGGACTCGTTTTGATACAGAGATCTTTTCATCAAACCCAAAGTATCGGTTGCCTCTTACATCAATTCCGCCTCGATCAATTGCTCGAAGAACAGTAAGGAGTCGGTTTTTCGTATTGAGCATCCATAATTCCTGGGCACCGATAATCCGTGTCGGAGGAACAGATGCAATTTTTAAAGCAATTTCCTCTTTCTGGAACCTCAACCTCTTAACTCGCTTTTCGGGAGGAACTGGTTTCTTAATCCTAGGTGCTCTCGGTTTCAGTTTTTTACTATTGGTTGCATGGCGCTCAGCGTCTGAGATGTACCCATCCAGCATTTTTAAATGACCAGCCAGTTGTTTCTTAGACATGTATGCATAACCCTCAACCAACTGGGGATCATCACCGGTCATCACCGCTCTGGCCTCTTCAGCCTGAGGTCTAAAATGATCAGCAATTCTCTTTGTCAGTAATGGAGGGAATTCATTATTGTTAAGAAATTCATATAATCCTTCGGTGTATCCGTCATCAATCATCCCTTCAATTTCACCGATCATCTCGGAAACCTTTTCCCTCATATGATCTTGGATGTTTGGCTTTTTAACAATTTCCTCATTCGCATCCTTGATAAATTTAAAGGAATTATCAACCAATTTTCGCATGAAATTTTTAGAATGAACTGAAAGGATTCCACCTTCGAGCGTAATCCTTGCTAACCAACCAGCCGTTAGTGGAAGTGCACTATCGGGAATCTGTTTAATAAGTTCTGCCTTTTTAGACTCACCAATGCCCACATAATAATCTAAGAGCCATTCACGAGCATGTGAAGCATCACACATCGCTGAATACCAATTCAGACAGGAACCTAGTTCCTGTTGAGTAATTTCACGTCCTTGGGGGATTGGTTTTTCAGAACCGTAATATTTGACATTAAGATGAGCAGATGCAGCAGATCCAAAGCGGACAGTTTTCTTTTTCCGCTTCGCAAGGTTTCTACGAGCCATGCTTGTTCCCTTGATTTGAGAATGATCTAATCTATCAAAGTTACTATCTTTTGTCAACTGACATTAACCTGCTAATAAAAAAATTATAATTAGGACTACTATATAAGCAGCAACTCCCCAAAATCCTCCTCCATATAGAAAAATAAGGCATCCAAGCATAAATGCGAAATATGCTCCTAGAGATAGGAATATCGCATCATTAACATTACGTTCATCCTTCATATGGATTCAACTTTCAGGCACTATTATTGTAATCATTGGGGCACCCCTGTCATCAATCTCGCAAGTTCCGGATTCAATAAGGCCTTCTTGTACTAAATGATGAATTTTAAGTTCTATATTGTTACACAATGCAGCAAAGGCCATGTGTTCTGGGGTATGCAACCGATCCCACTGGGAAACATCTGGATTCTTGTTTTTACTTGGAAATTTTATTACTTCTCCCATTTTTCTCCGTCTTTTACTTTCCTGTACATCCTAGTACATTGGTGATCTGCACCAAATGCAGGACATATCATATAACCATCATGTAATCCGTCCGGCGGATCCGGTCCGATCGTACCACAAATAAACGGTACCCAAGTTTTATCATATATTGCAGTACTCATTAAGCCTGCTATCTTACCAATGAGCTCAGAATCTTCACCATATGCACCAGCCGAGGCTTTAGACATGATTTCAGTTATTTTAGCGATCATCCTTATCCTCCCGATGTGCTCCGCGACCAAGCTGATCAAAGGCGGATCCTTTATATGCGTTATGTATCATCATATAAAGTCCTACAATAATGCCAATTATCATAGCTATCATTAAGAGCGTTTCCCAGATCATGCTGTTTCTCTTACAAGCACATACTGCACATCCGGATCATCCGTAGTAGGCATGAGTATTTGTTGAATTTCCGGATGCTCTTTAAAATATTGTTTCAGACGATTACGTTCTTTTTCAAGATAATCATCAACCTTCATGAACTTTTTCATACGATGTACCCGTCGGGCCGGCGTCGCGCAGGTTCGAGGCCTTTGAGCACCTCGATATCGGCCGCGGTGTAGCCCGCTTCGGCGCTGGCGGGTGGAGTCACCGTCGTATTCCAAAGAATTTGAAAAGCATCCTCGGTATCCTTATAAAGTGAAGGATCTACTTGTTTAATATGCCCTTTTGACTGTGCAATTGATAAAGTAATTTTAGCATCAATATAACTGAGAAGAGCCTGCAATTGGATTTCGGTCATTAATTTCTCCTATTTTTACGCTTTTTTGCCTGATGAAGTTTCGGTTTAGCCTGATACAACCAATGATCAGTACCTTTGGTAACATATGCGTTACCGATAGAGTCACGATGCTTTTTAGCATCCTTTTTATTTGGAAAAAAATCAGAAATGATTTTACTGTCATCTCTTACGGCAAATAATTTCATGTCATTATCCTATAAATTGTATCAAAGCCTTCTTTAGCAGAAGGTTCTTGATATGTGCTTATCATGTTTTGGAGAACTTCGTTTGGAATTTTTTTTCCCGGTCGGCCTGCTAATCTGTCGGCCAATACTTCCTTTGTGGAAGCTACTACAATAATAGCCTTGCAAACATAATTATTAGAAAGCATTTCAATTCTTCTAGCACGGGTATTTATTGTAAGATTAGTTTGATCCCAAATAAAGGATTTGCCTTCTTCCACAATTCGTGCTACAGTTTTTTTTACATTTTCTTCGGCAGTCGAAGCTGCTTCACGGAAAACCTCAACATATGTTTTCTTCTTTGATGCTGCATATTCTTCAATGAATGCATCGGCAGAAACGATTTCGAGGTTTGCACTTTTAGCAACTTCATCAGCAATAGTAGACTTGCCGGACCCCGGCAAGCCTACCATGAAGTATGCGATTGGGTACCTCATTAAGCAGCGTTAGCCATTTCTACTGCTTTTTCCAACGCCTTGATCTTCAACTTCCTACCGTTTCCATACCAGGAGGAAGTCAGGCGGGTATCCCGAGAACGACCGATCGTGTGGTCAACCAAGAAAGTTGCCGCATTGTAGGTGTTCCACCAGGTGCCAGGAGCATATTGAGCACCGGGTTGAGTTTCCAGGATAGCCATGGCCATTCGAGCAGAACGTGACGGCTCGATTACCTTGTCTTCCTCTTTCTCTTTGCCTGCAGTTGAAGGGAACAGATCCTTGAAGTATGCCAGAGCATCAGTAGGAGCATACCGTTTGGACCCCAAGAACTCGGCCATTTCCTTGTATTTCGCCAGTTTTTCCTTTGCAACGCCCAAAGTTTCCTTAACTTCGTCAGCAATGAATTCCCGACGATGAGAAACTCGAACTACGCGGTCAGATTTTGACTGGAGAGACAAGGTTAGCGTATTATTGCAAACTACTCGGATCGGGGTGAACCGAACGTCTGTAGAATAGCCGTACTTGTGGAAGTTAGTGAAGAGTAGATAACCATCCACCTTATCCTTCTCGAATATGGTGAATCCTTCTTTGATCTTTGCCAGACCCCAGACAATTGAACCACCCTGGAGTGAACCAGCAGTGTGCATTGACATGTTGCCTTCACCGACAAAGTCATTGAAAAACTCGAACGCTGTAAGATTCTGAATGGATTTCCAGTCAGTTGTTACTTCATCGAGTTTCTTACCATCCGATTTCCGGATGAGTGCACAATGGTCCATTGCAATTTTCTTATCGCCGACCATTGCAAAAGCAGGTACCTGTTCAACTTCCCAGTCTAATCCTGCTTCCTTAAGCATCTGGGCGGGGGTAAGATCCCCATGTACCTTCTTTCCTAGTTCATGCCATGGTGTCTCACCGACATAAGCCATGGAATATGAACCGTCTGCTAGTCTCTCGATATTATGCGCCATTAGCATTCCTTTGGTTGTTTAACAATGATAGAATATTATCATTAGTGTAATCAACTGTCAACCAATATTTTCATCTTAAAGAATAATTTAATGATACTGTATTTAACTTTTTGGTCATGAGATGCCAACCGTCAAATTCAGAGGTCTTATTAAATCCGAACTTTTCAAAGAAAAATGGGGTGTGAGTCATTACTAAGATAAGATTACCACCAAGCTTTTCTATTGCCTTTAATCGTTCTCTCGTCAGAACGCTGCCAACTCCTTGATACTGATACCTTTTAAGGACGTTGATCCAAATAAACTCATAAGTATTAGCCATCAACCATGATGATTTATAACCTGCACAACCGATTATCTTATTTTGTTCATCTAATGCTACGATATATTTTGGAGGCCACAATGAAGTAGTAAAGAACATTTCTTCCATTTCATTGACAGCATTAGTAGCAACTGCTGTACTCCAGTTTTCGGTAATGATTTCCTTAACTGCAGAAATATCGGTGTGTTTCAATTCACGAGTGTATATCATGTCTGACATGGTTGATCCCAATATAGTTTAGCAATCTCATCTTCTCTGGCATATGCTTCAATTTCCCAGGGACGATCCTTTTCATACATTTGCTTGAAATGGATTTCTTTATTTCGCCACATTAAAACATCAGAAGGCTTTCGCATATTCTGAAAGATCTCATTGCGGGCAAACTGTTTTACATGTACCATCTCATGAGCAAGTGTAGTAATAAGGTTTTTCCACGTTCCAGTATTATACAAATCTACTTCCATAATAAATTCACGGGGTTTATAGTTTTCGTTTTCCCAACAGACCATCGCATTGGAACCAAGTTTCGTAAAATGAACTCTCATAGAAATGCGGCTTGATAGGGATTTGCCAAGAAGATAGTCGGCAAATATATTTAATGCCCTAGACATTTCTTTTGCGTTTGAACTAAAAGCATTAACATCTGTTATTTTTATGAATTTTTCTCGAGTATATTTAATATTCATATTCCTGATCCAAAAACAAAGCAGATTACTATTGCTGCAGGAGTTAAGAAAACAATATCCCTTCCAGTAGGATTTCCACGATCGTGTTTGATTTTCCAATTAGGAATCTCTATTTCTGTTCCTGGAGGTACATGCATTCTATTAAGAGGAACATCATCCCTATCATCAGTAATACGACAGAAAGATTTTTCTTTTCTAACAAAGGCCTCACAAAAATAGGCATCTGCTTCACCGCAGCATAAAAGTTTAGGATTGTCAGGCTGCGTAAGCGTAGAAAACCACTGTTGAGTAGCTGGATCAGCTTTTTCCCAAACATGAGAACTGTTATGAGAATAAGCAGGGGTTAATGATAGAAGAAGAATACTGACAATAAGCCACATTCGCATTGGAAGCTCCATTTATCTCTTACCACAATACACTGCATCCCAGTTCAATTTATGAAGATTCTTTGTAGAATCCTTCAAAACTACAGGGAATTGTTTCTTGATATGTTGATATGTGCGGAAGAATACGTCATTTTGTACTTCTTCATCATGATTTTGACTAAGGATTTTAGTTCGGATATAATCCTTTACATTACCAATAATGGTGTATTCTATAGCAATATATTTGACAAAATCAGGGAAAGGATGTTTGTCTAAATCGAGCATATACTCACCGCTTTCAATGTCAATCTTGACAAAATCAGGCTTATACTGTTCGATCAGGTCCCAGAAGGAATAGAACTTTACAGGAATAGTTTCGCGTCCACGTTTCGGTTTGACAGAATGAGTTCCATGATTAATGCCAGAATTAAGATAAAGGACACCGTCACCTGCAACAAGTGATGCTGCACCCATGATAAGAGCTGCTGTCGGAGGAGCATTCTGCTTCCAGATTTCGATATTGGAAGGTTCTGGTTCAATAGAAATAATATTCTTGGTTCCACGGAAATGGGCATATGCCGCAAAGTAACCGCGGTTACCTCCAAAGTCTAGGACTTTATCGGGGATTGAGTCATTGAATATCGGACCATAAGATCTGTCCTGCTCATTGATAATCACATTATCATAAGAATCAGCATCATAAATCAGATCAGCACTGAACTTGTTTCGCGTCTTCAAGTTTTCCTTGCTCATAAAATATTTCCTTAGTTTTTTCTATGTATTTCTTTTTTTCTCTCACAAAAAGCTGAGGAGCATCATGTCCATTTGTCAGGCACACAACTATACCAGGAAATTCAAGATTAGTCAACTGCTCAGCCATCAAAGCATATGCTGTAAGCTGAAAAAAATAATTTTTAATATCAGACTCTTTTTTAGGTTTCATATCTCTTGTAGTCTTAAAGTCGAGAACTACATTCTCACCGGCAAATTTACAAAGACAATCCGCACGTCCTGCGGTTTTTAATTCATAAGAATAAAGAGGACATTCAATACCGTATATCGTTTCAACATATTTTTCAAGAACTTTTCGAATGCCTACAAAAGACATCTGGGTAGTTGGCATTAACTTAAGATACTTTTGTCGAAAGTCAGGATCATTTAAGAGAAAGGATTCACAGATATTATGAACCGCAGTTCCCTTTGCCATTGCCTGCTTAGAAATTCTATCAGCCTTATCTCGACCGATGCGATCACGCCATGCTTCCAACCAAGTCATATCAGAGGCACGACCGATAACTGTAGTTACAGACGGGTATTCCTTTCCTGATGGAGTCTTGTAATATCTGCCTTCTGGAGTCAGACGAGCAGATAGGTCGGGAAACTTTAATAACCCATGTTTAAAAGTCATTCACTGTAGACTTTTTAAAGCCTTTTGAATTACCCTTTTTAATCGTTTTTAGAAGGTCTCTGAAACCAGCATCGGGTTTCTTAAGTCCGGTACCAGAATGTATCATAGGCGCACCAATAGCAACTTCTAGTTTTGGATTAATCTTTTCCCAAAAATCGAGTTCCTCAAGTGTCATATCCATGACTCCCAGTTCTTCACCGGTTGTTTTGTCCCTAATCATGTATTTGGGCACTTTATTTGACTCCTATGATGTAATTTGTTGGTTCATCATCTTCTTCATTATAAAAAGGAATATATTCCTCTTCAGCATAATCTCCCTCTTCTTCGAGTTCGATAGCAACAAATTCCTCAATATTACGAGTCTTTAATGCTCGATTTTTTCTTAGATTTTGACGGTATTCTTTATGTGAAGAACGCTTATAAACTACTTCTTCTTCGTCGTCATCACGACCATTGTACTTATCGTTATACGACTTTTTCGTTTTCGACACTCTTGGACTCCTTAGTATGTAACAGGTCTGGGAAGGCTTCTCGAATAATTTTTTCATTGAGACCTTTATATGGCAACTTCTTATCCTTTATCGCGCACATCAGTTCGGCATCAGGACCACTAATTGACTCGAGCAATCCGAGAAACAATTGCTCGCGTTTCAATAATTTATCTTCTACTGGACTATTATGTCCTTTTAGAAACAAATAAAAGCGTCTGATTTCTTGATATAACAGTGCTTCATTATCAAGTACGTCAGACTTTTTATAAGGCGGTTTTCCAGGTGGAAGATTCCACTCGATAAAAGGATCATATGCACAGACTAAAATAGTCTGAAGTGCTTGATTATTATGTTTATGAAGAAAATCTATTTTATCTTTTTTGTTGGGAAAGCTTGCTGCCTTTTCTAAAATTTCTGCTAATCCTAGTTTCATTAAAATTCTCCGATCGATTCTTGTAGATTTTTTAGTTTGAATTTAATAAAGTAATTGAAAAGTTTTGATCTAGTCTTACCTGCCTGGGTATAAAATTCTCCAAGAATAGTATTTTGAAGATCTCCTGGAATTTTAGAAAGATCAATTAATTCTTCATTACGTTTATAATTTCTAAGTTCCAAATCTGTAAGTTTATCAGACTTTAATCGTTCTATAACATCATTTATCCGCTTTTCAGTAACTCGAGCAGATCGTTTATCATCGGTGATTAAAGTGTCATCATCCGAAAACATGTTAGGAATACCATCCCCGGTATCACCTCTAATAATATGTTCTAAAAGAAATGCAGAAGGATCATCAATTACAATGTCTTTTTTCTGTGTGGGATTGTATTGAAAAACATTGGAATATTTTTGAAGTTGACCAAAATCCTTGTCTCCAGAGACGATAAGGATTTTTTCACCAAAATTTATTCCCTCATTACCAAAGATGCTACAAATTACACCAATAACATCGTCGGCTTCTGCTCGTTCGACATCAATGACGCGATAAGGGAAAAATTCTTTGAGTTCTGCACGAATAGCATTCAGTGCTTCAAAAATAGTATCCCAGTCGAGGGTTGACTTTGCACGGTCAGTCTTGCGGCGAGCTTTATAGAAAGGGAATGTTTTCTTACGCCAATACTGACGATTGTCACAACATATGACAAGTTCACCATATTCCTTTTTGAATTTGGAATTGATGAATCTAATTTGATTTAAAATTAGGTGTCGAAGGAATCCGACATCTAGTTCAGTATTTTTATTATGAACAAGTTGGACCATTAGATTACTAATACAGACCTGAGACAAGTCTAATAATATCATTTCATCACTTCAATGCTGTTTGATTTTCATTTTCTTAAAAGTAATATTAACACTATCGGCAAGCTTAAACCCACCGTCTTCCAAATCAGTAAAGGCAACATTAGCAAGTTCTTGAAAAGGATGTTCAATTCCGTATTTCATTGAAAGAACTGAACGGATAGCTTCTAAAATAAATGCAGCCTGTTTAATATCAGCCTTTTCCAATTCATCAGTCGAATTAGAAAAATCAAATCCTGCTTGGCATAGATATTCAAAAAGAATAGGTGCTACGAATTCTACTGCTTGTTCAACATGCCGCATTTGTGCGTTAGTCATAACCTCGTCAACTTGTTCAAGGGTTTGCACCCTTATGTTCTTTCTTGGGAAAGAAAGAACATTATTTCCAGTGTCCATCTTTTTCTTCTTTGCAGAGTTGATGATATTTTTATTTATCATATCAAGTTCATTCAACCCTTAATATAGCTCCACTTATAGGGCATTTTGGCCTTGTTGAGCCATCCATTCTCGATCAATACTTTATCAACAACTGAATGATCGTAATATGACACATCGTCAAAAACAAAGGCAGCTCCACGAGGAGTTCTGGGCATGAAAAAATAAATTTCATTAAGAACATCATCGGTGAAATGAGGCCCATCAAAATGCACGATAGAGTACTGAGTCTCTAGACGTTTAAATTCCTCATAGACCGGAATACCATCAGCAAATCTCTTGAAAAATTCCGTGTCTTCCAGGGGAAAGAAGACAAAGTTTACTTTAGACATCTGTGCATATTCATACATATTGACAAGACATTGATCTCTCATTGAATTAGTATAGTCCATTTTAACAGTTTGTGGACCCTTATTAAAATCAACTACAGTATTGTAATCAATATTTCCATACGGGTCAACTGCAACCATCGTCTTACGTTTATCTGTTTTGACCATCGCATCAATGATCTGCTTTGAACCACCGCCGCGACGAAGGCCAATTTCAATAGCTACTCCCGGAACATCGGCAGCAGCAATAGCAGCATCATAGATAACTTCATAGTTTCCAGAATCTCCTGGAAGATGTACAATTTTTAGGCTCATGATTAAATCCTTGTGATTTTGGTAGAGTGTCCAACGAAGTTAAATGGGAATTCAGCACTGTTAGGAAAGTTAGCCTTTAGATTGGTACTAAGAAGTTGTTTAAGTTCTGAAGTCGGTGAATAGAACAGAAAGAAGCCACCTCCGCCGGCGCCGAGCAGTTTTCCGCCAATAGCGCCATTATTTAAAGCAAACTCATACATATCATCAAACAGTACATTACTAAGACTGTTAGTAAGTTTTTTCTTATCCATCCAATTGATATGAAGAAGTTCTCCGAAAGCATCAAGTTTGCCAGTATTCAGAAATTCCATTCCCATGAATGCACGATCGCGAATTCTTCTGACACTAGCAAACTTTTCTTCATTAATATTCATTTCTTCTTGTTGCTCTTGAAGGATAGTTCCAGCCGTTGATTGACGATTGAGTCCAGAATGAATTAACAGTAATCTGCTTTCAAGAGTTTGGATCATATCAGATTTGATATTAAAGGTAGTTTGAATAACTCCTTCTCGTGGGGTGTTGTAGAATTTATAAAGGTGCATACCACCCTTGGCAATAACATATTGATCTTGAATGCCAATTGGATAGTTACATTTATCTACTTCAATTTCAACCGCCATTTTTGCAACATCTGTAGGAAGAAGGTATTGTTGGTTGAATGCACGGATAAGTGAAATGGTAAAAGCAGATGATCCACCTAATCCCGAACCAATCGCAGGCACATCTGAGAGAGAAATAACATCATAACCCTCAGTAATGCCATATGCCTTGAAAATTGCAGCAGCAATAGGGTTTCTCATTGTATCAAGATCTGATATATCTTCGTGGATAAAACGAAGTTTTCTATCGTTTTCCTTCACGATAACATGGACATATTTGTTTATAGTAACCGCAAGCGTTGCTCCGGTTTCTTTTGCCGTGAAGGCAGGCAAATCAGAACCACCGCCGAAAAAAGATATTCTGAGAGGTGTAGATGCTACAATCATGAGGTTTTGAAAGTTAAAATCTGTCCTGGCATTTTTCTAGACTCAACAGTTGGAAATGCTTTCAATAATTGACCCATCAATGCAGACCATTTGCTTGCGATATAACCCTGCGAATAGAGAGTATCTACATATGCCTTATTGAATACGAGTCTTTGATCTAGTGCAGCATTCTTCGACTTAATCATGTTAATAGCAATGTCGGTATATCTCGCAAAGATATTGACATGTTTCTGGTTGTTAATATCACCAGGATACATGATGCTAAGTCCACCAGAAGTAAACGGAAGTGCACCATAATTTGGATGAACGCAGACAACAGATGCAGACATTGCTTCTACCAATGAACGGCAGAAGGTTTCTTGCCAAATACAGGGATATGCAAAGATATGAGTCTGTTGGAGTTGTTCTCTTACTTCATCATTAGAAGTCGCACCTGAAAACTCATGATAAGTAATCATGGGATGCTCGCGGCACTGTTTGAATAGAGGTTCAAAGGTATCATCAGCATCCGGCCAACCATACATCTTGAATGACGAAAAGACATGCAGATGAATTTCAGGATGCAGTTTTGAAAGATAATCAAAAGCTGGAATAAGAAGTGCTAGTCCACGATGCGGAGTTGTGTGGTAAATCAGATTGATTTTATCATCAGGTTTTGCTACAAAGTCAATCGGTTCGATACAGGATTCAATAACGCGATATCGCTCATCAAATTGAAGATCGAGAATATTTCGGAACATAACATATTGATATTCAGAAGTAAATACGATTTGATGGAATTGATTTCTAAAGTTTTCATCCTTGAGCTTTTCACACTCTGGATCATTAGGAAGATCATGAACCCAATAAACCCTGATCTTATCTTCGTCAAGACTTCTCACGCGCGAGCATGTGATCTGGAAATTAGAAAGCAATTCAGGATCAATAAGCTTTGCAAGACCACGCTTTGTCAATTCAGTTCCTCCGAAAGCCTTTTCGGAGATCTCATTTTCAACGAACATTATTTTTTTCCTCTAATATCGGCAATTAGCTTAGTAGTACTAAAGTTATGTTTTCTTGTCAAATAGATAATATGAACTGCTTTTTCTGCAGTTATTTTTTTACCCGTCATCATGTAATCTTCACCGAGGAATCTAACATCAATATGATAAGACTTTAAAAGCTGTTCTAAATCTTCTTCGGTAGAATACGGTATCACGAAATCAACATACTTACATGCACTTACTTGGACAAATCGCTCATATAAACCTTGGATTGGTTTTCGTTTAGGACTTTCTGCTTGAATACCAACAGTCAGATGGCCACAATTATCACTAGCTTCTTCTAATGCCATAACATGACCAGCATGAAACAAATCCCAAGTACCACAAATGAAACCGGCTACCATTTTGCAGGGACCACCATTAAACGAGGATCAGAAATAAGACCATGCCAAACAACAGCTTGCATTGCTTCTGCAAACTGTGTTTCGTATTTAGCAACTTCCGGAGTAACAATGATTGAGTTCATTGTGTTTTCATTATAATCTGCAGCAACAGAATCTTTCATTCCGACGATACCTACAATAGGGGCGCTTCGTTCTTCAGCGAGTTTAAGGGCATTGACAAGGGCTATTGAAGCATTTTTCTCAATGTTACCTCCTGATACCGAAAGTACAAAAACAACATCGGCAAAACAGAGATTTGAGACTTTAAGGCTATTGGAATAAACGGTCTCAAATCCGTCGTCATTTGCACGAGCAGTAAGTTCTGCAATATTGTCGGAAAGGGCAGTCGCATCAATGTGGTTCATCTTACGCAAATCATTAGCAAGATGCTGGGCATTGGCAGCAGAACCACCCATGCCAATAATAAACACTCTTCCGTTAAAGTGTCTGACATTATCTAGAATGCTAATGACATTATCGTATCGGTTTTTGTTTTCCGCTGACGTATAAAATCTAACAGCAACTTCTATAAAATCACAAAAGTATTCTTCAAAATTGCTCATCGAGGAGCCTTTCTCGGAAGAACTTCACAAGTGTAATCTGTAGGTTTGAAATATTCCTTGAAAACTTCAATAACATGTTCTTGACTAAAAGGTTTACAAGAAAACACGTCAAGATAAATTTCATCAAGTGAATTGACAAAATGGGCACAGATATTTGAAGTTTCAATTAGTTGAACAAGTGTATAACCAGCTTTATTACCTGTTCCAAAATTAACGATCTGTGGTTCCCCATAGGCAACCATATCTATTTCTTCAACTAATTGTTTAACGAATTTAGTAATAATCTCAGAACTGGTCAATGCATCATGGTCACAACCAGATGCATTGAGAAGCAATGAAAATCCCCACGGCTCATAGCTCATTTTTGAAAAGACTCCATGCTTCTTACGGTATTATAAGAAGAAATAGAACGGTTTGGAATGATTTTGTCTAGGCGAGTAAGAGTAATAACTTTGCTACGACGATTATCTAATTTATCATTGCATTTAACAGTTACAGAGGTATTTCTTACGCCCTGACTCCAACCCTTTCTAAATTTTTCAGTTAATTTAATAACAGTACCTGTACGGACTCCGAGTTTTTCAGAATGCCAAAGGACTGCATCATTGAGGCCAATTTCACCGTCATATACTTCAATCTTAATTGCCATTATAAATTCTCCAAATGAGATCGCACCGCTATCGGCTCTATCGGAATCGGTGCGACCGCGGAGCGTCCGTTCAAGCCGCGGCCCCGTCTATTAGACTACATCAAGGGTTTGGATAGATTGTACTGAGTTTAGATGGAAAGAACGCCAACCGCGGGCATCAATATCCCAGACGGTGAAAAGAGGATCTTCGCTTTCGAGAAGAAGCTGCTTAGTAGTACCAGTATCTTCCTGAACTGGAAGGGATTCCTTTTTAAGCGTTGCTCGCATAACACGAGTTTCACCGTTCGCCTTAACAAAGCGAATTTCGACTACATATTTCTTAAGTTCTTCGGCAAGTGCCTTTGGGTCAAAATGCATTATCATGTTTCCTATTCATGGTTAATTATATATCAGTTGGTTTAAGGTTGTCAATCTTTTTCAGGTAGTTTTTTCAAACTTTACTAATCCACGACGGATATACATTGAGTCTTTAATCGCGGATAAACTCTCTTTTGCAAGATTCATATCTAGACAATCTGAGAGACTATCAAGGATAGCATCAAGAGATGCCTGATATAAACCATCGACTTCTACAATGACATTTATCGCGCCTAGTTCTTCGAGTTGTTCAATATTTTTAGACATAATATTATTGAGCAATTGTCGATGAACATGTATCCTTTGACCTAGTTGGAGCATAACCTCACTTTGGATAACAGTTATATAATCTGATTTTCGCTTATATTTTTCTCTTTTTGGTTTTGGTTTCATTAGTGAGATCCTTTAGATGACTCCTCGATATTTTAGCAGTAATCCATTCGTTATAATATTCATTCGATAACAAAGCATCTTGTAAAATGATCTCTTTTGTTTCGAGATAAGAGCATACTCCCTTACTCTTACATAGATGTAATATATCCCTTCTAAAAAACTCGCTACCAAAAAGTTCAACGTCTGCAAGTAATTTTTTATTTGATCCATAATAAGTTTTCCAATCAGAGGCTATTTTGAATCTCTTCTTTTTACCTTTAACCTGTTTGGTTCTACTAAACCTAAATAATTTCTTTCCTATATATTTTCTGCCATCATCAATTTTAGTTATCTGATAGACAAAGCCGATCGTCTCATCGGCAATGTCACCCTTAAATTCCTTACCTTCAAAAAACCACATACCAAGAATTTCCTATTCCTGGTAATATTTATCATGTGGATTTAGTTTCTAGACTCCTATTGTAAGCAATTATTTTAGATAACTCTTCCCAGTCACCTAGGCTATATCCGCGTTCTATCAGATATTTAGCATGGCTTTGGGAGGAAAGTTGATCTGCGATAGATAGCTTATCCCAGACCTCATTTAGCCTTTCATTCTTCGTCTGGGTCACTTGGATTCAACTCGTAATATGCTTCATCGAAAGAAGGATCTTCGCCTAAGCATTCATTAAGATTATCGCAATCAGCATTTTCAAAAGCGCTGATTAGATCGAAATAAACAAGTACTCGTAGTTCATCATCTTCAATATGTTCTTTTAATGCTGAAATAATGTCGCTAAAAACAGCGCTTCCGTGACTCCATCCCATATCATTCTTCCTTCTCATTGCAATATTTGTCTTCTAAATAGGCAATAAATTTCTTATGAAATTTGTTACCTCTATCACTTAAAAACTTAATTCCGTACTTTTTAAAAACAGGCTCTAATTCAACAAACCAGGAAGCATCATTGACATTCCATGTATGCACGAGTTTTCCTGTATCCGCATCATAAAAGGCTTCATTTTCACCATAAACTTCTTCATCATAAACATGTACTAATCTTGCCATTTTTTACTCCATCTTCCTAGTTCAAGCGTAGCTCTAAGATCTTTAAATGTTCGCTCATCAATGTCATGTTGAACTGTAGAGGCTGTAATGCCGCTGAGTACCATCTCATTAATATCTTTAGCAAAAATTAATGGCCAAATGCATATTTTCCAGCCATCAACAATGGCCTTTTTCATCAACCTACAAATATCTTTATTTCGCGGCTCATTATCAAAAACAAGAACATAGTCTTCCGAAGGGTCGGCTCCGTATTCAATCATTGCAGATGCAAGGTCGGATTGTGCTGCTGCCATTGCATTAGGGAGAAACATAGAATCAAAAGGTCCCTCGACTATATATATGCGTTTTGAGTGGTTTACAGTGTCGCCGCCAAATATATGTGGTTGGGTTTTATCAATCTTAATAGTAATATATTTTGCCTTAGAGTCACCTAGAGCGCGACCTTGGATAGTTATCAACTTATGATGTTTGTCATAGAACGGTATTACAATACGGGCTTCATCATGTTTCAAAACTGCTTTGCTAAATTTTCCTGGTTCTAAGGAGTTTGAAAATGTAAAGAATTTATCGGTATAAAAGAGTTTTTTCCAATTTTTTTTTGGAATTAATCGTTTTTCAAGAAACTTATATGCAGTATGTGAAGGGTCTAATTTGTCAATACTTAATAGAGCAATATCGTTGACTATTTCAGTAACTTCAATTTTTGTCTGTAGAGGAACCTTTACTGAGGGTTCATTTTGATATTTTTCCTTGACATATTCCGTATGTAGACGTTGATCTACATGCTTGATTAATGCCGGAACATTTGTGGATTTTGAACAGTTGCGACAAGAGAACCAAAGATTGCTGTTCTTCTCATACACATATCCACGAGCTTTCCGTAAATCCTTTTTTGAGTCTCCACAATACGGACATCGAAAATTGACTTGGAAAGGATTTCGACGAGTAATCTTAAATCGGAGAAGTTGATTTGAAAGAAGGGAAACGTATTTTTCATCAAGTGCTATATTGTTCATTTTACGCTTTTCAAAAGAAATTAATTTATGCAGCCTTTACTTTAAAATCGACTGGGCAAGCACCTGAGGCACAATCAATATGAGCCTTATCAATATCTTCCTCAAGGACCTTCTGGATCATGTGAGAAATTTCTTCGTATTTAGCTTTTGTGATCTGTTCCTCTGGAAGATATTCATATGAAGAACCATTTTCCTGAGGCATAACGGAGCAACATTTAATAGTGCGCTGATACTTACGAAGCATATCAGAGAAATGTTTCATGTCAACTTTTTCTGGATCATATTTCAGTGTATAGGAAATTTGATTGTCGTACTTATCACCCAACCAATGCTTTTCACCAAGCTGCAACCACTTATATTGTTCTTCAGGTGCTGCTTCTGCTGCGGTTACAAGATGTTCTGATGGCATAATAGTTGCAAGAACAGGTGCTGTTGGAAAACCAATTATAACCGTTCCCTCATAGGTTGTCAACTCTTTAAACGGGTAACCTGCTTCCATATACTTTACAACGAGCGGATCATCATAACGGAATTGAACCCAGCGAAGATAAAAGGCAAGTGAAGGAAGATGCCAGCCTTCTGTAAGACCGAACAACTTTGAAGTCGTTCCAGCGGGCTTGATAGTCAACATTGTGTGAGGAACTGTTACACCGAGTTCCTTTGAATATCTGGTTGCTTCATCAATGACTGCATCACGGAATCGCTCAAGGGTTTTCCAAAATGCAGCTGCAGCAACTTTTCCTTTACCCTTCAGATCAGTTATAGATTGAATATGCCCACCGGGAATAAGAATGTCATCGAAGAGTTTAAAATCCGGATCAATGAGGTCCTTGAAACCTACACCAAAGAATTTCCATGCAAATTCATGAACCCCAGTCATGCCGACGCCAATACGATTAGTTCGTTTTGACTCCGAGCGATATAAGCAATCCATAGTGTTAGTACGAATAAGCGCGCGCGTAGCAGCACGGAAAGCATCTTCGGCTTCATCTAAGGTTTCGGCATGAAAGGGAACCACATCAGCAATAACACAATACCCACCGAGCACAGAAAGTTCAATTTCTCCGCAAGGATTTACGATCATATTATACTTTTTCTTTTTCGCCTTTCGTGCAAGTTTAGTCATAAACAATTCGGTATCTTCACGAAGCGCATATTTCTTTGAACCAACAAATGAATGGTTGATTAAGTCGCTCCAACCAGTGTCATTACGCTTCAATTTATCTACATTAATAATGCCAGGTTCACCGGTACCATCACCATATGAGCACTGTTCAATTTCTTTGAGTACCCGACGAGCATGCTTTGCATTCTCAGTTTTATATTCTTTTTCAGTTCGTTTAAGATCAATCAAATTCCAAAATTCTTCATCTACACAGACAGAATTATTTGAAGACCAAAGGAAACCGTATATCTGGGAATTTTCTAGAAGGCGTACTCGGACTTCTGCTGGTGAAAGATTGTTAAATTCGATCGGACGTTTGATACGAATGAAGTCAATAATATCAGGGTCTTTCCAAAATTTAGTTGACATTCTTGCAGCACGACGAGCACCACCAACTAAAACACACTCTGAGAAATAATGGTCAACATACATGGCCTGCTTCCAAGGAGCAAGGCCAGAACCCTTGAGAGATGATGCTTTGCGGAATGCATTCATGAGTGGAACTGGACCAGAAGCAGGACGGTCTTGCATACCGCCGATCAGTTCACCTTTTGCACGAACATCGGAAAAGTCAAGGATCAACATCTTGTCCTTATGGATCTTTTCAAATGCAGCATTTTCCCATACTTCTAGAGCTTGGCCCCAACCCTCGCGGGAGTCGGGAACCTTAAACCACATCACATTCTTGGAATCTTTGCCATATTTGTGCTCTGCATCACGAACGGATTCGTGCGCTGACCAGTCAAAGTCTTTATGGTCTTGCGAGAGTACAACACGAAGAGTTGGGGCATTGTCCCAATCAATAATGATTAGGTCATCGTCATAACAGCGTCCAACGCCAGAACCATTCAGGAGCAAATAAAAGGAAAGAAAAGATGCGGCCGCAGTAGAACAATTAGTGAACACTTCCATGTTTCTAGTCGGCTGAGTAATATCACCATGTTGGAGGTGTCGACCAGATAGGAGAATTGTCGCATTTGCAATATGCTGCTGGAGACTGATATACTCTTCCCAGACATTACCCTTATTATATAAAAGGGAATTTCCTATTGCTACTCGTTTAGATACGTCACCCCAGTTTTCCCACTGCCCGTCCTTTTTCCTTAGAATAGTACGTTCAGCTACGGCCTGTCCCATTCCTGCATGAAGCTGTCTGTATTTTGAATTTGGTATGTCGTTCCATGTTTTCTTTATATCACTATTATGCATTGGAACTACCATCCACATCTCCTACTAAATTTTTTTGATTACAATGTACGATATTTAACTTGCTACTTTTTTCACCGGTCAAAAACCATTAAAAATAAATTATATATATTTTAGCACGATTTGTCAACCTGATTGTGGGCCATGAAACTATAAATACTAGGAAAGAATCGTGAGAAATTATGACAAAAACACCGCCAATAGATTTTGAAACAGATTATGACGAACCACCACACCGTGAAAGTCCAAGCGCACAACTCGCAAGATTGTCTGAAAGAGCTAAAGCTCTTGATGAAAGACTTACCGATAGAGCGAGAGCACTTGATGAAAAAATTACTGAACGTGTTAAAATGTTAGATGATAAAATTAGTGCTATTAAAGTTATTGTTGAAAAGCTAGATGTAACTTTTAATAGGTATGAATCTCAAGGCTTAAATCTCTTTGTAACAAAATTAGAATATGAGCCAATTAGAAAATTAGTATACGGTGCTGTTGGATTTATTCTCATAACGGTATTAAGTTCTTTCACATTAATGGTTGTGAGATCAAGTACAGATAAAATTACAACCCTTCCAATAGCAGGGATTGTTCAAAAATGATAAGTGTTCGTAGAGCTGTTCCATATATACTGCTATTGCCAATTTATTTGATTTTAGCATTTTATACTTATTGGGCATTTGATTCTTATTTCATACCATATGAAAGACATGAACATGTTACTTTAGAAAATGCCGACTCATATGCATACGATAGAAATGGAACGGTAATAATAAACCACAATGATACAATAACGATTTCATATTATGTAGAAAGATACAAGACTTGTAAAGTTACAAGTGTACGAATTGCTCATAATATATCTACTAATACTGATTATTCACTATCATCTGAGGTAATTCTTTTCAAACCAGAACCTGATCACAAAATTATTAGATATTCATTACTACCTGAACACTTGCCTGCTGGTCCATATCTTTTGAAAGTGTTATTATCTCGAGAATGTAATCCGTTAGAAACGCTATTTCCGATTACTACGGAAATTAAGATTCTTCCGTTTGTCATTGTCAATAAGCCTCGTTAGCATCATTCTCTTTTTAGCCTTTTTCATCAACGGATCAAATCCCTGAATTGCAGTACCATTGCCAATAGAATTGGCAGCTATGCCTGCAGCAAATGTATCTTCGAGAAACTCTTTGAAGGTTTTCATTTATATCTTTCGTAGTGCATCTACTATATGTTGATCCATTGGAATCATATCGGTCTTTATGAAGCACTGCTTATTTATATTCATTACGTTATCGGGGAGAATATTCAGGAGGATGAAGAAAGGCTTGATGTATTTTAGATGATCTGGCATCTTAAGAAAACATATCCGAACCAGTGGAATTGGTCCGAATATGTTGAGTAGTACTACAAAGTGATTGAGGATTAATCGTTCTTTCAACTCGCCCGTTTGTATATATCGGGTAATGAGTTTCTTAATATATTTGAATCTTTTGAGATCTTCATAAAACTCAGCAACGCTATGAACCTGAGGGTTATCATAGAATTTAGAGGCGTACAGAAGGAAATTATCATTAGTTAAAATTTCATGCAGATTCATTAAAAACTTATACCATCAAAAAAGAGAATTATCCTCCGCCGTACACCATAATAAAACATCGTTGATTATTAGATAGTTGTCCAGAACTCGCTAAATTTGAAACTGGTATTTCACAATAAGTTCCTGAATTTATCATAGGTCCAACTGAGACATAACGCTGATATTTAGCAGCATCATTTTTATCTTGAATAAAGATGATAAAGTCTTCTTCAACTAGAGTTAATAGATTTGATAAATCTAAACCATCAGCATCATTATTATGAAACCAAACCTTAGTAGCTGCAGAACCATCAATATTATCAAGTCGAAGCTGAGAATTTAACGGTGCAACTGTAGTACGATCATCAAATTG